ATGTCGTCCGCATCGTAATATTTGCCGTCAATCTCAACCAGCGCATCTTCCGAGCTAATATATTCGGCCACCCCGCACCGAAAATCGGTGGGAGAAAGCTTTTCAACAATCTCGGACGGCATATATGAGCTATAGCCAATTTTCACGGCTGGGTAGATTTCGTCCAACATATCCCGATAACGTTGCTCAACGTCAATGTCGGTAAGCTCCTTAAGAGCTTCAGTCATTCTGTGTCCTAGCTTTTCAGTAAGGGCGATGTTCATTGTTTCATTCCTTTCATTAGGTTCCGATACGTTTCGTCTTCCATCAATATCTGCTCTGCCTCGGTGCGTAGCTTCGACTCATCCTCGGCGGGAGCTTCATCATCCTCATCCAAACCAAGCCCACCACGAACACCAAGTTCGTCAGCCAGTTCGCTGGGGGTGCTGTCTAGGTCATCGTAGCAGTTGTCTTCCACGTTGTTTCCTAGCTCGTCAATCAGCGTCTCACCCCAAAACATATAGGCTTCATCGGTGTACGTGAGGCGAAGAGGCTTGCCCAATAGCTTGGCAAGCGCACATATCACTTGTGTCGGAGGAGACCAAGCCGTGCTGAATCGGATGCACTCGCCATCGGTGTGCATCCAGTAGCTATTCCACTTGGTTCCCCAGTTGGCTAATCTCCAATCGTACCAGTTTTTGAATCCGTACTTTTTGAGATTCTCCGACTCGATGCGTTTGTTTTCTTTCTCATCGGTTGAGTATTGAGTTGTTTCAGCCAGCAGTTCCGAAGGCATCGGGATGATCTTGTTGAAATCCAAAATCTCCTCGTTGTCATCGAGACTTATGTACGGCTCAAGTACCTTACGTGCGTTATCTTCGACAGGAAGATAAACAGAATTTGCACAATGATTAGGCATTTTTTTGACTCCTCTGATTCTTTGCGTTTGTTGCGGATTAATTAGCTCCTCTGCCAATCTTTCCCGCATCGAATCGTGTATATGTTTATCTACAGCTACACGTATGTCAACAAGATTTTTTTATTTTTATCAAATTTATTTTGTAGGTTAAGAACATATCCCTTTGTGGGTATGCCTTGTCATTTGCTTTGATCCCCAGGGGTTCCAGCCGCAAGCACGTAACGCCAGCATCACGTAATCAATGCCACTATCATTATTTCACTATCATATATTACTATCATATATATCTATTATCTTTTGATATATTATTTTTTTTCTTCCTTTCAGAGTATGTAATTTTTTATTCTTCTTACTTCGTAAAGTAGAGGGCGGGTGGCGTTTTTCGACCACAACCGCTTGTGGTGCTGGTCATCTAGGGGTGGGGTGGCGTTTCCGTTTGCGGAGGGGAGGCCGTAGGCGGCGGCGGTCTGGGAGCAAATGAAAAGCGGGGGGCAGACTTTCGCCCACCCCCCGCCTTCGTTTCCCGCTGGTTCTATCGGTTGTTAAAAAAGCCGACTGCGAGAATTACCCACGCTGTGACGTTGACTAGGAAGAAAAGGTATTCGGGAATCATAGAAGTCCCCCGCCTTCCGTCTGGTGAAAGTTTTGGCTTTCATATTCTCGAATCGTTTGTTCCTCGATGTGTTTTTCGGCTTGCTCTGCTAGTGTCGCCTCTTGTCCGTATAGTTCCCGCTGAATCTCGCCCATCTTGGCGGGTGCTGAATCTCTCCACGTTCTCCGCTTGTGCTTTCTGTAGTTCAAATAACTAGGGGCATACTCGCCGTAATAGTCTGAATCGTCATCGTAATAGGCGAAACCCTTTGCGGGTACGCTGACGATGCTCCGCTTTTCATAGGAACAATTCGAGTACCAAACGTTTTCCCGCCAATGTCCCGCCGATTCGTTGACGATAACAACTTCACCCTTCCAGTTTAGGAAACAGAGTTTCGACCCGCCGCCGACATACTTTGCGAGCAACTCTTGACCCTCTGGGGAATAGATGAATTGTCCGTGACTCATCGCCTCTAATGGTTTCACTATGTCTTCGACAAAGTGCCAAGTGTCCGAGCGTGAAGCGTCTCGGCATTTTATATCTATGATGCCATTATGAATCATCGCCGTGCTTTTATTAATTCTGAATGGGTGACAATTCTCCTCCGTTTTCGTTCCGTGAGTGGCGAAGCGGAAGTGAACAATAGCAGGGTAGGCGGTCAACTTTTTGAGGCGGTCAAAAAGCTCCGTTTTTTTCATCGTCCGAAAACATCGAAGACGTTTGCCGTCCGTCCAAGCGACCCCGAAGCCGTGCGGGTTGCTGATGGATGCTTCCTTCATCTCGTCAAGGTTGAGTGTTGCGTTAGCTTTTTTTACGATTGCAAGGCACATATTGTTTTTTTCCTTTCTGGTTTATTGTTCTGACCCTTCGTGGTGCGTCCCCTCGAATCCATCCAGACTTTCTGGGTTGAATTTACGAATGCGATTGATTGCCCATACCTTCGCTTTCATCGAAACGTGCGGGGATGCCATAAAAGCGGTGAAGTCTGGGATGGTGTGACGCTGGCAAGCGTCCAGAATCTCGACCCAGTTTTTGATCTTCTCCGCTGATGTTGTCCCGCTGTGCAAGCGCACCTCGATTGTTTTATGTTCAAGCCAACTGCACCAATTTACGGCGTAGTATCTGTCCGAGGAATTGAGCGTTCCCGCTGGATTGATCTTGCAGTACGTGTTGTTTTTCGTCCGAGACTTGGGAACCATCAATTTTAGGAATGATAGTGAGTGAGTAAGACGGATGGCTCTGGCATACGCCCCCTGCCTTGTCACGTCCCGCTGGTCAAAATGAACGTGAAGCCCGCAAGAATCGTTGACAAGCCCGCCAGCGTTTCGGATTTGACGGCATAGGTTTTCCAAGCGGTTTTCTGAAATACCTTTGACATATACAAGACGTGCCTCGGACGCTCGCCAACGTGTGACGATCTCGCCGTCATCGTCCCGCTCATCGTCTGGGGTGCGAATGCTCCCATCCTGTCCGAGTGAGACGATGGGATGAAGGTTTCGAAGGGATTCGTTGTGGAAAAACTCAATTTCCACCCCTACCAGTTTTCCAAAATGCGTACGGATACCGAAAAGCGTCCGCAAGCTTCCGAGGGTGCGGAAGTTTTCGGGGCATCGCATCGTCAACCGATCCTCTGGAACAAGAGAAAGCCGCCTTGTGACCATATTAAAAAGGCTTCTGGCTTCTTTCAGCCTTTGCAGGTTTTCCAAACCTATTTTTTGTCCTGTAGTGTTTAAGTCCAGATTTCCACCTCTCTTCAAATAATGTCGAATGGCGTGGATGTCGTGGCGGTTCAGCGGGATTCGTTCGGGGTTGAATCCTACCTTTTCTAGTGCGTGGTCGAGTAGTCTCATTTTTTTTTCTCCTCTGCTAACGTTGCAAGGGTTCGGCTCCTCTGCTTCTGCCCTTGTGTTTTCAATTTACTACAGAATGAAAAAAGAGCAAGTCTTTTTGCCCAGGTGATAGGGTATTAGTTTTTAATTGCTCGCTCATTAGGTTTTCTTAAGTTTTTCCGCTCTCCGCTGTCCTCTACCTATTCGACCCCTTAAGCGTTTCTAGGGGCTTTTCCGCTCGATTGCGTGGGGGTTTGGGTTTGGTGATAGTCGGATGATAGTTGTGGGCGGTCTGGGTCGTGTTTTGAGGGTTGCCCCTGCTTTTCTAGTTGCTCTGGGTCTGGTCTTTTTGCAGGGGGTAAAAGACATAAACCAATAAAGTTTTAGGCAACGGAGAAAAAGGGATTTGGAGTCCGTTTCTAGTTGTTGAATGTCAACGAGTTAGGTCAGATAGTGAATGGGGCGACCCCCGCTTTATCGTTAAAGTTAGGAGCAAATAAGGGGGTATGGGGGGAACCAGGAAAATTCTACGATGTACACTCGCTCAGATTTTTTTGCCAAAATATTTGGGAAATTTTAACACGTTGTTTAAGACGTGTAAAGATTGAAAACATTGATACTATTGGCCACCGCTAAAAGACACACCTGTAGTATAAACTGGTTGTTTCCTAATTTCCTCTTCCCAGCCCTTTTCGGGATAAAGCTTGGACAAACCCAAAAGCTTCTTAAGTTTTTCCCTTTGCATAAGCTGGCGATTTGATTCGGCAACCTTTGTCCCAATACTTTCATTGTTTTTCATTTAATGAGTTACTCCTTTTGGTTACAAAAAGCATTCATTAAGCCTTATCTTTCCACACCCCCTACAAGCCGCTAGAGGCTATTTAGTCGGTTATCGAAAGGATAACTTAAAGTTTAATTAAGGTTTATCTTATTTCTTTACTCCTTTACATCCTTTAATAGCCTTTTACAAAGCTATCTAAAGGTAAGCTAAAGGTAAAACCTCCCTCCTTGGACTCTCTAAATTTAGACCTCCCTCACAAACTAAATTAGGTGTAAAAAGACACAAAAGAGTACAAAGGATAATAAAAAGGATTAACAACCTTGGGATACCCAAAGCATACCTTAAGTATTATCAGAGGGGACAACCTATTGATTGGATTGTCGGTCTCCCCGAAGGGGAATGGGGGTTATAAGTACCTGTCTAAAAGCTCCAGAACCCCTAGCCAATTCTCCTTAGTCTTAAAGGAAATTTGCATAATGGTTGACCCGCCCGACCCGCCGCTGGATTCGACCAGGTAAATGTCTATTCCGTAAAGGGAGTGATCGTCCTTATAGGCGTACCAGCCTTTAAAATCTATTTGGTTAAACGTGAACATAACGATGCCGTCCACGTATATCTTGACCCTGCCGTTGTAGACTTTCAGTTCGCGAGAGCGACCTTGAAAGTTATCTGAAAATTTCAACAGGCTTTCTTACCGAAGCGGGTTAGGCGTGTACTTTTCCATACCGCTAACATTGTCTGCGCTAATCCAGCCCACGCCTCGGATGCTACCTTTAAAATACCGAATTGTACCCGATTCGTCCTGTAGGTTCCCCACCCAGTTGGCTCGCATCGTCTCCTGTGCGTTGAGGGTGGGGGTAAGCATCAGTACCGCCAATATAATATACTTTTTCATTTTTAGCTCCTTTTACTGGGAGCCAGCAACGGCTGGTTTGGGGCTATTGAGGCTCCACAGATCACTTAGCATACTATAAACCCCAAGTTGCCTGTCAACAGCATTTGGATCGTACTTGCCGTCTGCCACGTACTTGCCCGATTGGTAGCTGGAAGTACCGCTAAAGACGTAGGGAGAGGGACGGCTTTTGTTAAAGTAGCCTTTGCCGTTGTAGTACTCGGCGTAAGTGGACAGGGCGGCAGGGTCGCTTTGGCCTGTGGCCTTGGTAATACCAAAACGTTGCTGAATGCCTTTTTTAAGGTTTATGGCGTGGATGGCGGCACTTTCCCAATCGTTGAATACAGGGATATTGTTGGGGATACGCCGTGCGGGTTGGCCTAGCGGGTCGCCTTGGTGAAGGTATGTGCCAAAGTTGCCTGTGCTTTCCCGCCAATGCAGGGCGGCAATAAGCTCTGGGGGCATATCGGTTTTTTGGGCTACGGCCTCATAGCGAGCTTTATTGGTCTGGTAGTTCTGGACGAACTTACGCATAGCAAATTGCTGTTCCTGGCTTAAGGATTGGTTGGTTCCAGCCAGAAGGCGAGCATTTCGCAAATAAAGGGGGTCTGTGCCTGTATATGCGCTTTGGGTCGCTGTGGGGACACTACCAGCCGTTGAAACGCTGTTTTGAACTGTTCCCTGCGCTAAATTTGCCCCTTTTAAAGCCTCGGCAAGCACATTCTTAATTTCAGACCCTAGCATAGTCTTAAACACCAGTTGACGCTCTTGATCCTCAATAGAGAGGCTGGCATCGGGTTCTGGCTGGGTGAGTTGCTGGGGTTGGGTAGGTTGCTGTACAGGCTGGCGTAGCGGCATAGGCTCTACCCGCTTACGTGGGGTGCGTTTGGTGCTGTATTGCTCAAAATTGTTCATAACTGACCGATGGCTGTTTGGTACGATGTCCCCTACCTGTGTTCTCATACTTTCATCCAAGTTGTCTGCTTTTTGCCCCCTTGCAACTTAAAAATGGAATCCATAAAAGTATCTAGCTCCTTTTCCAGTTTTTCGGCATAGGCTTCTTTTACAGCCATATCCACGTCTCTAGCCATTTGCTCCACCCAGTATCCCACAGCCATAGAAAGGGCATCAAGGCGGTCATCCCGACTAAGGGAGCCTCTGTCCCTGGTGAGTCTGGAAAGCTGATAAAATAGCTGATACTGGGCTTTAATTTCGCTGGCTAGGCTTGCGGTTGACTTGTAATCGGCATCTATGACCTTGGCATCTATAATTAACCTGTGTTGATTTAATACAGGCTCTAAAGTGTCTATAATGCGCTTTTCCTTTTGTTGGCTGTGGCGTACCTCTTCAATCGTGCAAGGGTAGATTTTTCCCAATACAGGCTTAAGCAACTGGCTAAACATTCCGTCTCCAAAGTTGGCTTCCACAATGATGTAGTTAACTTTGTGTTGTTTTGCCACGTTTGCCAAAATCTCAAGATTCTCGGTTTTGTAGCCTTCCCGAAAACCACCAGAAGCCGTCAAAAACAACTGGCCGTTTAGCATCTTGACAACTGCATACCCTGTCTCATCCTTGCCTCGGCCAGATGGGTCTATAGCCATCACCGATCCTGTGTAGGGAGTCCATTCACCAATGGTCTGCATCGGTCTGTAGTACCTGTCCCCAGCCAAACCAACGCAAGGCAGGTCGTTCCAAGCCAGTTCGGGGCTGGTTGCCCATACGACTTTGCTTGGTCCAAGTTCGGGGTTGATTGCCATTACAATTAAATCGGATAACTTTAATGGGTAACGATCTATGTCAGATAACCTAGTATCCAACATAAACTGCAAGGCAAACCCAGTTTTGCCGTAGGAAAGCTCACGTTCAAGCAGATCGTCCTCATTGAAACGCAACGGATCAGTAGGTTTACCAGCCAATGAAGGATCATCCTCAAGACTTTTTGAAATTGTCGGAGCAAGCCGATTTCCATACCCAGACATCTGAGCAGTTGTTGGATACCTCGAAGGCCATATTTGAACTTCGTAGCCTCGCTCTGGAAGCTGGTTGTAAATGCTCATCTCGGTCTGCGGAGTGCCTAAGAAAAGAATGCGTCCGCTTGGCTTTAAAACGGCCTCAAACTCCTTGATGGTTTCACCCAACCTGTCCCGCATACCTTGAGTTAGGGAGTTGTTTAAGCTTTCCACGTCATCGGCAATAACCACGTCTGCACGGCTTCCAGTAATCTGTCCTGTAATACCGACACTCTTTACGCTGGGGGCGTGAGCGGCAGGGGCGGGTCCAACGTCAAAAGCAATCTTGGAGCTACGCTGTGTCTCTTTTGGGATAAGATGCTGAAGAATGGGTATTTCTTGAATAAGCCGAAGGGTAAATGTTGAAAAATCGTCTGCTCGGTTTTTGCTGGCAGACACAACAAGAAAGTTAAGGGTAGGGTCTAGCAATAACTGGTGAACAACAAAGGCAGAAGTAATCCAGCTTTTACCCACCCCTCGAAACGCCTCTACAACTTGCCGTTTTGGTCCGTTTTGAATTTTGTTTGCAATATCGTATTGAATAGGGGTTGGGTCTGGTAAATGAAGATGCTTCCAGACAATATACAAAAAATTACGAAAATCCTTTAGGCGGGGGTCTATATCCATTTTTGTAAGAAATTTAGCCTCGATTGTGCGAAAGGGTCAATGTTTATAGGATTAAACCTGTAAACAAAACGTAAGTTATTGAAAATCAATGTGAGTATTTTGTAAATAACTCAAAATACCAGCGTTTTTACCGCTTTTTAGCTCTTTTTCGACCTTCTTTTACCGCTTTTATGGCGTAATCCCAATCGTATTTGGCAATAATGGCTTCTTCTTGCTCTTTAGTTACCTTTTTTCCGTAAGGGGCTGTTTTCCACTTACCAAACTTGTGAAACTTCATTATTTTTTAGCTCTATTGTAGCTTATTGAAGTAATCTTTAAGTTAGCCCTTCCGTTATTCCTTGGGTTTCCGTCAGAATGGTCAACGTCTTTCCCTTTTAGGGCTTCCTTTCCGTGCTTTTTAATCATAAGCCGTCTAGCGGCGTTTCGCATAGCCCTGTTTTTAACCTGGTCGGGCTTGCTGTGATATTCTCGGTATTCTTTTGCGTAATCTCTCATACCTCGTCTACCTCGTCATTTATTACAAAATAATAATCTCCATTCCTTTCAACAACGTTAATAAAATTTTCAGCAAGCAAGTAGCGAAGCTCGTTTAGAATCTCGTCTTCGCTCCATTGTGCAAATTGCTCGGATTCATCGGCCATTTTTACGCAAAATTAAGTCCGACAGCCCCACCAGAACTGATATTAATTGTAGGCTCGTCACTAGTACCGCTCCCCGAAGGCATTGTAATACGCCCTTTACGGCTTAATAGGTTTAAACGTTTTTTAAGAACGTCTTCTGCTGTTACTTGTTCTGCTTTGTTTGTTTCGTTAACAAAAACTGATTTTCCTTCTTTGTCTTTGGTAATAAGCAACCCTTCTCTATTAACTTTGTCAAAAGATTTTAAAGTAGGAGCTTTGCTTGAATAGGTTGGACTATTTTCATCTAAAATAACTTTGTATGTGTTTGAATATCCAACTCCGTTTCCATAACTTCCGCTTCCAAGATGCTGAATTGTTACATTTTTTCCGTGCTTTGCTTTTAAATCAGCTTCCCATTTTGATTGGGAGGCTCTCCAAGCTGGAATAGAAACTGTATTAGCATAAACCCATTGTTCTTCACCAGGATCGTCTTGATGCGGGGTAGTAACAGTAAACTTTTTTTCATAAACACTTCTTTTCCAATTATCTGTTTTTATAGTACGGCCTGGACTAGCGGCTAAATAATTAGTTGAATAACTTTTTCTTCCTGTGCTTGATCGTGATTCACTCATTTGTGTAATCCTTTAAGCAAAGTTAAGACCAATAGCCCCACCAGAGCTAACATTCACAGTAGGCTCGTCTTTAGAAGCCGAAGATGAAGGCATTGAAGCCCTGCCTTTCATACGGATTAGGGCTAAACGGCGTTTAAGAATGTCTTCAGCAGTTGTCTGCACAGGCTTGTTGGCTTCGTCAATTAAATCTTGCTTACCTTCAGTTTCGGCTTTATCTATTCCTAAACTTTTTCGTTTAAAAATTATTTCAGCGGCAACACCTGGTTTTCCACGGACAAGTTCACGAGTAATCATTGTTCCGTAGCTGTCTCTTCCAATTTGCCTACCTTGAATATAGCTTCCGTATTCGGGAATCGGGTTTCTTGGGTATTCTGTAACCCATTGGCGACCACGCTGACCTGGTCTACCTGTTAAATACGTTCTTGGTTGTTCTAACCCAGTAATCGGAAGACCTGCCCAATGCGTTGCGTTTCCAATTCCTCCGTTAGTCAGTTTTCCCATTTGTTTTTCAGTAACCCTAACGCTGTCTCCAATAGCCGCCTGTCCTGGCTTTGAAGTAACTTGCGTTTGAATTGTAGGCGTACGATTTTGCCTGTTAGATGTTCTTCCGTAATTTGCCATTGTTGTTATCCTTTAGTTTAGGTTTAGCTCAGTCTCGGCAAACGGCAAGACTTGTGCAAGCCTTTTTAATGGTGAATCGTTGCTAGCCAACGCATCCACTCCGTTATCCTTTAAAAACTTAACAGCTACCGCCAAATCTGCTGGTTTGGCATCTCCGCTTTTAATTCGAGCCAGAAGCTCTTCTGCTACAACGGAATGAAGCTCTTCTAAAGCGGGTTGGCTGTCTGTAACACTCATTGTTGTTTAAGAAACGCTCCCTTAATCCATTCCCACGTAAGGCTAAAAAAGAAAGTAATAGCCGCAATTACACCCAGACTTCGGTAATGCCAGCTTTCAAGGTGACGAAGGCGTTGATCGTGCTTTTCAAAGGTGTCTTTAAACTCTGATTGGTTGTTTAAAACGTGGTCAATTTTACCCTCCAAACGACCCAAGGAGCGGTGTAATTCTTCAGTCATACATTACGTTGCCTTAACCGCCACAATTCTATGCTCCTCTCCGTTAAGCCAGATTCGCAGATAAGTGGAAGTACCTGTCGGGGCAGTTGAAGTAGTAAGTCCGTCCATTGCATTTACTCCAGTTCCGCCAATGGCAAGAGAGCCGTTTACTGCTGGCGAAATTGCTGAATAACCAAGCACCACGCACCCCGACCTATTGTTTGCATCAGCGTTGGCTAAAGAACCTATGATTGTGTTTTTCGAGCCTGTGGACAGCAATCGGCCAGCGTTAGTTCCAACGCCGACATTGTTTGTGGCCGTGGTATTACCGGACAAAGCCTCTCGCCCAAATGCCGAATTGGAGTCTCCTGTTGATATTTCCAAAGCCGCAGTACCAAAAGCCGCATTGTTGGAGCTTGTTTGATTAGCCGAGAGCGCATTTGTTCCAACGGCGGTGTTTTGGCTAGCTATTGTATTGTTTTTAAGCGCATTTGCCCCAACGGCGGTGTTGTTAGTTCCCGAAGTAGTGTCTTTTAAAGCATTATTTCCAACAGCCGTATTATCTAAGCCAGTTGTAGATAACAGAGTTGACAAGCCAAGACCAACGCTATTTTGTGAAGTTTGTTTTAAATTGTTTCCAGTAATGTTACCACCAGCAACAAAATTATCATCAGTTTTTAAAGTATCTGAAGCTGAAGTGTAAAGATTAGCTAAATTTGCTCCGCTTCCAAATTCTAAAGCATCAGATGGCTGAGTAGCATTTACTAATTTAACAGGACCAGCGTTTACAATGACTTCATCGCTTGCGCTGTCTCCCAAAGTTGTATTTCCAAGGACAGACAAAGAATTAAAACTAGGAGATAACTCAGTTGGGGACACCTCTACATATCCAGTTGCTTGCGTCCAAGCATAAACTTTACCAGTATCTAAAGCAACATACGCTCTGTTAGTTTCGCCTGTAGTAGCCGCAATAGCGGCATAATTAGCGTAAGTACTGAGAATTAACGTTGTGACTCGATTAGTTGCTTTAATTAACGGCATATAACTCCTTAATTTGGTTTTTGAGGCCAAATAACTAAATCTGGATTAAACCAAGTTTGAGGAATGTCACGCAATTTGTTTCTATAAATTGCCCAATCTTCTTTATCTGATTTAGTATAATCTGGTAATTGAGTGTAATCACATTCTTGTAAAAGCTTGTTTCTTTGGTTTCTTGTTGTTTCCCAAATAATATCATTTTTAATAGCATCCCAAGCATTTACAATTTCTTGTAATGTTGGTTTTTCAATAGTTTCGTCTTGCCAAATAATTCCTTCGTAGGAATTGCCATTTACACAATAACTACAATTTGGACAAAGTTTTTGAAGAGTTCTTGAAATATCCATATATTTTCCTTAAGGTGTAAGTTCTGTAAAAATTACAGAAGAGCTTGGGCAAAGATCATAAGCGGTGGATGTCGAACCGCTACCAAGTTGGTTTGACCAAGTTTGACTCCTGTTTACATACGTAGTCCCACTTCCATAACCTCCAAGAAGTAAATCATAAGATACATTTGTGAAACCAGGAGCGTCCATTAAGTTTAGCACAACAGGAAGCATTGTGTTTGCATTTACGTTGCTTTGCCAACCAGCAGTAGTCCTTGTACGTGTTCCGTTTTGGTCCCCCATACCAACCATTATTACAGGTAAAACTGTTCCAGTTCCAGTTCCAGCCGCACTTGCTCTAAAGTAAACACCAACAGCGTTAGTTCGCGCCCCAAACGAAGTAAAAGTTGTTGTTCCAGTAATAACTATCATATAATAATTACCCACAACCATAGCCGTAGCCGCTATAGGTGCTGTTCCTGTTTGCCACCTCATAAGTTGTAATGAAGTTAGGTAATTATTACTGTCTCCTGTATGAATTGTTCCTTGAATAAGCACCCGATTTGAAGCAGAAGCTAGAGTTATATTTCCACCAGTATAAGGAGCGGTATTAAGAGTTCCAATTTGCAAGCCTGAAATACTTTGATATCTCCACCCAGTATTATTAGTAAATGTATCTCTTTTAATTTTACTATAAACATTTACAACTTTTTGAACAGGGAAAGCAATATTCTGATTAGAAACAGAAGTTACTAAACCTTGAGCATTTACAGTAAGTTGAGGGGATTGAGTTGTGCTTCCGTACGTCCCAGAAGTAACTCCGCTATTAGTAAGTTTATTGGCTGAAATAGACCCTGCTAATTTAGCATTAGTCACAGCCAAATCCTTAATATGATTAGTGTTAACTGCTCTGTTTGCGTCAACACTTGCGTCACTACTAAGTTTAGTGTCTGTAACAGCGTTAGCGGCCAATTTAGCTGTAGAAACTGCTAAATCTTTAATATGATTGGTATTAACCGCTCTATTAGCATCTACACTTGCATCGCTACTAAGCTTTGCATCTGTAACAGCGTTGCCAGCTATTTTAGCCGTAGTAACAGCTAAATCTTTGATATGATTCGTATTAACCGCTCTATTAGCATCTACACTTGCGTCACTACTCAATTTAGCATCTGTAACAGCGTTAGAAGCCAATTTAGCTGTAGTAATAGCCAAATCCCTAATATGATTAGTAGTAACTGCTCTGTCTAAATCAGTAGAAACGCTATCCTTAAGTTTATCAGCAGTTACAGCGTCATCAACAATAGCACCAGTACTTACAGTATTGTTTGGAATAGAACTAATAGTTGGAAGAGCATATCCAAGAGCAATAATAACAATACGTGTTTCGTTTGCGGGTGCTTGGTCAAATGTGAGCGTTTGAGAAGCCCCCCCAACTGAAACGTTGTAAGAGTAAGTTGGGTCTTGAACTACGCCGTCAATCGAAACTAAATAGCTGTTTGGGTAGATTACTGTAGCACCTGTAATATTATAAACTAAAGTAGACCCATCCCCTGTAAACTGCCAACGAGTCGGGTTTCCAGAAACCCCGCCAGTAGTTATGTACTGTTGAATAGAAGAATCTACGTATTGTTTTGTGGCCGCATCGTTAAATGCACTTGGGTCAGAAACGTCAGTAACCCTAAACCCGCCAAAATCAACTTCCCCAGTTAAAGTACCGCCAGATAGCGAAAGCTTAGTATCTGCATACGCTTTTGTTGAAGCGTCATTATTAGAGGTTGGAGTACCAAGGCCAGTAATTTTATTATTACCCATCGCCAACGCCCCAGCCATTGTATCTCCACTTTTAGAAACCTTACCGCTGGTAAGCGTTGCGTCAGCCGCATCAACATAAGCTTTTGTAGTGGCATCATCTGAAACAGTCGGAGTACCAAGGTTAGTAATCTTATTACTACCCATCGCAAGCGCACCCGACATTGTATCCCCAGCTTTGGTGACTTTTAACGCATCGGCGGTATCCACATAAGTTTTAGTTGCGGCATCGTTGTTTGAAGTAGGCGCACCGAGACCAGTAATCTTGTTGTTACCCATAGCCAAAGCACCAGACATAGAATCACCAGCTTTGGTGACTTTAAGAGCGTCTTGAGTGTCAACATACAGCTTAGTTGTAGCGTCATTAGGTTGGGTTGGCTGACCTATTTCAGTAATGCGAACTCCGTTTGCGTAAAAAACTAACCCAACTTTTCCAAGAGCATTGTCAGCTTGTTCAACAGACTCTTGATTAAGATAAAAATTCTGTAAAAAGGCTAAATCTTGGTCATCGGCAGTAAGAGCCGATCCGTCTTGAAAATCAACTAAAGGAAAGCCTTTTTCAGTAATACGGCGGACACGAATAGTAACCCCAGCAGTAGGAAATCCTGTAGTAAAGCGGACAAAAGCTGTACTAGCCCCAAACGCCCCAGCGGGAGCAACCGCTTCGTTGGCATCATAAACCACAAAATTGTTTTGCGATTGAAGAACTTTATTAAAATCAACGTTAATATGAGCTTTAGCCAAATACGGAAAATAAATGGGAAAATCCGTCCCAAGAGAAGAACCTGGGGTAGTTACTCCTGTAGCTGTGCTTTCGTTAAACGATAAAGGCATAAGTAGGTCTCCTTATAGGTTTACTTAAGAGGCATTAGGTCGTCAACACTAATCCCCTTCTTCAAGGCGATCTTGTTCCGTTTTACTGTATTGTAGTTTTGGTTCAAATCTTTAAACTCTTTTAGCGTCTTTTTAAGGGCTTCGTCACGATATTTTCGGATTATCCTTCTTACGGCTTGGATTCTAGGGCTGTCGTACTTGTCCGTAGACTTATCAGACAACCTTTTATAATTAGTTGAATTTATCAGCCCTGTCAAGGATTGGCGAAGGGTCTTTCCATTGACCTTGACAGACTGATGAAGCTCTAGCCACCGATCATAGGCAGTTTGTCCCTTTTTATTAGAAATCTCTCGCAAATCTAAACCACCCCCTAAATTAGCTCTTGGCATTGAAAAACCATATTGAAGGTTAGCCAGTTCCATCATAACCTTGTCTTTTTTATCCTTTGAAACAACCATCGGGCTTAAATAGTCAACTCCAAAAGGAATCCTACCCAAAGGAAGCTCAACGGCTTCTCCAAGAATATTGCGTTTCTTGTCAACGTAACCTGTCATTCCTGGGGTTCTGCGTAAAAGAGCGTCCATAAACGTTCTGGCTTCCCTAGCGTAAGGGTCAATGGTCGGAACGGCTTGAGCGATTACGGATGGGACATAAGAACCAAGCTGGCTTTTAAGAAGCTTCGGGACAAAGCGTTCTGGGGACATAATTGCTTCCATAAAACGCTCCAACCCTGTCATATAACTCTTGTTGACCACGTTTTGAGTCAAAGCCAAAGCCATACCAGCCATACCAGCAACAATCTTGTTATTCTCGTCAGAATCCATCCTACGGCTGGCATCAGCCAAGTCTGCCGCCATACCAAAAAACGTTGCAAAAGGGTCTAACCGCTGAAACGACACATAATTGTCACCAACCCTAAAGCTGTAAGGTCTCCATCCTGTAGATTCCAGCACTTTCCGTTCTTCTTCGTTAGTTGGTCCACCTCCTGTAATCAACCCACGAAGACCCATCATAGCGGCAGTAAAGCTAATTGCAGAACCCATCCAGAACCTTCCGCTTGCTTCAGCAATTAACCTTGGATCACCAGAAGACAGGTCTTGAACCATACGCTTGTGAACGTTACGGAGTCCAGGCACGTCTAGCGCACCCATACGCTGACCAAAAAACTTTAAAATATTAATCGGGGTACGTGTAAACGGCATCGCAAGTCTGGCAATCGGATGTTCGGCAACAAACTTTTGAACACTATAAGCCATAGTACCAGGAACAAGGTCAGTCTGAAATGTGGCTTCTCTGGCTACTTTTTCAGAGTACTCAGAAATCTTACCTAAAGAACCCATACGAGACCATTGTTGGTCTACTGATTCTTTCATAAAATCCTGTAACGCTTGTCCCTTAAGTCCAGCTTCAGTTCCCTGTGCGTAAGCGTCTTGATAAAGCTTAGATTTGTTAAACAAGCTACCTGTCTGGTCAAACAAGACTTCCATACGATCATTAACGTACTTTCCAACGCTTTGAGCCAAGGCATCGGGAGACAGACCTTTATCAGCAAAGAAGTCCATAGCCTCGCTCATTAATCTGGCTTTGGATACAGAACGAGCGTTGATCTGCTTAAAGAACTCGTCACCTGTCATTAAAAAGCGAGTAGGAAGGTTTACAAAATTACCAATTCCGTTAATAAAATTAGCCAAACTTCCTTCTTGATTTGTAATCAAATCGTCAAAATTGGAAGCAGAGATGGCGTTTCGGTTCATCCCTGGGTCTGTAAAGGTATCTGAAATGAACTTAGGCTCGTTGGTTTTCCAAGCTAACTTAGCAATTTTGTAAGCGTCTTGGATAGCTTCAATCATATAGCCATATCGAGAAATAAACTCCTTCGCTAAACCAAAGTTACCTTTTCTGGCCGCTCCCACGGCTCCTTCCAATGGGAGGTACAGGGTTGTAAAAGTGTTTCCAATAGCGTTTACCATCGCTGTTTTCGGACCAGACAGCAGAGAGTTGATCCAAAACTCATTATGAGCATTTATCCACCGCCCTTCACGAAGGAGAGCATTGACCGCCTTAATGTTTCCAGATTCAAAAGCCATAGCCAAGCGATCAGCGTTGCGAACAAGAGCGTCCCTACCGCCTAGTTCTTTAATTCTGCGTTCCACAAGCTCCCTAGCACCAGGAATTGTCAAATCAGAGATGCTACGCCCCAACAACCCCTTACGAAGACCAGAAGCATTTAAGTTAACAGACTGCAAAAATCTACGTAGTTCTTGTCCAGAACGGAGAGTCTTTCCAGCAGAACTTAGGATTCCACGAATCTTAAGACCCATATCGGCCATTACAGCCCCATACTCAATGAAATCATTTAATGCTTTGGTATCCCCTGTTTTGGCGGCTTCCAAAGACTTCTTAAACAGGCTCATAGACGAATCAAAAGCCATTCTAGCGGTTAAAACTGTAATATCTAAATCCTTAACAGCATCAGCTTTGGCAGTCAGCCGCTTCATAAATTCCTCTGGCTCTTGACCAATCGCCCTAGCCAAAGGAGTTGCTATATCATAGCGTTGCTGGTCAGTCATCGGCTTATAGCCCAGCTTTTCCTTGGCCGCTTCCATAAACGACATAAGAATCCTATCGTTTCCGTCCCGATACGTAGTGTAATTGAAGATTTTCTTCATTTCTTCAATCTGAACTGGAACAACCCTGTTAAATTCGTCTGATTCCAAACCAGACAGCCTTTCGGCTTTGGCGGCGTTGTTTTCTGGCCGCAAGTAATTATCAGCAGTTTTCTTAACTATGCCTTTGAGAGAATCTTCCTGTTCTTTAGTGTAGATACCCTCTGTAGCTACCTTGGGTTGGGATTCGATAGCAGGGCTAGGCGAGACAGCTTTCGACTGAGCCGCTGTGTCTGGGGTAAGTGTAGGTGTTTCGGTAAGACTAGGCTTTGGTTCAATGTCGGAGCTTGGCAACAGCTTTTTAAGTTCTTCTGGTTTGACCGCTTCACTTGTTATACGCTCCACCTCTTCCATAGGCTTGCCAGCTTCAACGGCTGTCTTACGAGCCTTGTAAGCTTTAAGCCCATACCAAAGGGTGTCCACAACCGCACCAATGCCAAGACCTTCAACAGCATTTTTAAACCTACCCTCTAACTGACTATCATTCTCGTCAGCGGCAAGATAATTCGTTACAGCATTGTTAAGAAGTGGGTTGTCTACAGTTTGTAGAAGATTTGACAACCTTTGAGCGTGAGGATCAAAAGCAACAAAATCGCTTACCGCACCAGCCAAAGCACCTTTTACAATAGGCTTTGTGACAAACTCACCAGCTTTAGCAAGCGCACCCAATTTTGAAGCTTTGGCAAGTTTTCCAGCTTTGCCAACTAAGCCAAGACCAGGAATAAACCCAGTTGCAAAATCGGAGATACCCTCAATAACTGCACCAGGAGCCGTAACGCTGTCCGCATACTTTCCAAAAACCACTTTTTTAAACTCTTGGTCTGGCAACAAGTCACCAGCCAGCGTGTCCACAAGGTCATAAGCTGACCCGCCAGCAGAAACGACACCACGAAACGGAGCCAAAATAGCGTCAATAGTGTAGTCCTTTAGGGACAACTGAGGGGCTTCTTCAGTAGCCGACATTTCTGACATCTTAAGCGCAGAAGTTGGAATAGGCTCAGTTACCGAAGCTCCTTGATTAAGGTAGCCCCCAGACAACTGGGCTTCCTGTAATGCCTCATCAAATGGTGTCATAGTCCCCTCTCAAGAAGTCTTAAAGCTTGGTTAACCTTAAGTTGGTTTATATCCACGCCGAGGGAATCTGCAAGGTTTTTAGCAAGCTCTGGCTTGGAAAAAACATCATTAAATTCGTCACGGCTCGAAAATAGGGGAACAGCTAGGCCGTTAAGTTCAGCTTTGGCATCAACTGGAACCCCATAAAGACGAACATTTTCTCTAGGCTTTCCTGTCTGGCTGTCAACAAAATTAGTCCAAGTAGTCCCAGTAGCCGTGACCCTGCTCAAAAAGCTCTTTTTAACTTCTTCCATTTTCTCAACAGGATACGGAACAAAGGTTTTTGTATAAGCAGGGGTTTCGGGAGTACCAGGGAGTAAACCAAACGCCCTTGTTTTCCTGTTCCAAGGTGCAGTAGTAAGATAATTAAGACTAATATTTGGCTCAACCCCGCCACGAGGTCTGTCTGTTACGTAATAACCACCTTCCAAAATAGTTTCACCAAACTTAGCCAAATCTTCATCAGCCATCTTTTTAATTTCGGCGTAGTAGCCTTTTAGCTGTTCACGATACTCTGGACGATCCAAAGCTGGGTTCTTAGATATAGCCCTAGCCATAGCTGAAGAAACATCTTTGTATTGGTCAATCAACGCTGAGTTACCCTTAAAAATCTTATCAAAGAAACTTGGAGACCCGACAGGAGTGGCTGATTCAATATCTTTTTGAACTTGCTTCTGTTTTTCAAGCCTACGCTCTTCAGCTTGTAGCTTACTTTCAATCTGCTTTTGTACTTCAGTCCTTGCTTCTCCGTAAATAGGGCTGGTAATAATGCGCCGATTAAACGTCTCTGCGGGTTCCTCACTTACTGCGTTACGTTCAGCCAAAAGCTTGCTGGAAACGGCTTCTCGGTACATACGCAGACCTTCATCCATCAAAGCCGCTTTCCTAGAAACATCGTCAACGTTCTCTGGGTCAATCTGAAGACGTGTGTTAATAAACTCTGTCAAAGACGTTTTATTAAAATTAAAGATTTCAGATTTATCAGTTAAATCCTTGTTTTGTGCCGCCTGTTCCAAACGAGCTTCCAATTCTTTAAAATCCTTTGGCGACACCGACCCAGAATCATAAAGATTACGCAAGTCTTCAAGGGCTTGGGGAGCCAGCACAGGATCATTAGCCGCCCTTTCAAACCTTCCTTTTTGCTGAGAAAAGTCTTCTGTTGAATTGGAAAGCGTACCAACAGCAGATTCTTCATTAGCAATTCCGTTTTCTCCAACAGCAATATCCAGAAGAACACCAGAATTTTCCTTGTTATACCAAGGCTGTTTTTGAATCTCAACAATCAAGTCTCTTTTGTCCCGATCAGACAACGCCGCTTGTCCAGTTTCCATCCTACGTTCTGCGGCAAACGTCCGAATAAACTTTCGTGCTTCTGTTTGGGCAATATTATCTAACAACTGCTGTCTTTGATACGCCCTTTGCAAAACCTCGTTTTCGTTGTTGTCTAGGTAATCTTGAAGTTGTCCGTACTCAGCGGGGCTTATGTTCTTAAGTTTGTTTCCGTCTCCTCGTGGGTCTATCTCAAAAACAGCTTCAACCACTTGTCTTACTTCTTCTGGGTTGTCTTGGTAGTTTGCTTGCACCCAGCCTTTTAAAGATTTTAAAGTAATTCCATTCGGGTCTTCAGAAATAGTACCCAAATGTGCTTCTTTAAAGATTCCTCTTAAACGACTAACCTGTTCAGTTACAAAAGCATCGTCATTAAAATCACCAGCTAGCATATCGTCAAAAATCCTAGTTGAAAGATTAGCCAGCTTTTCTTGAGCTTGTCCTTCTTGCCGTTTAAGGCGTAATTCTCTTGCTTGAGACTTAAATGAACGCTCAATGTCTGAGGCTCGTTTTGAAAAGCCCAAATTGGTGTAGTAGCTGTCTCCAACGTTATTTTTAACAAAGTTTTGCCGAAGTTTACCAATGTGTTCGTCAAGTTGTTCTGGGGTATAATCTCCTACTTGCTTTAAGCTTTCAGCCAAAGCAGAACTATATTTTCCATCTGCTAAATCTTGTCCAGTAAGCTCCAAAATAGTAGTGGCTTTGTATGGGTTTTGATTGCTGTCAATGACACCCTTACGCACCATCTCAGCCACACCACCTTTAGCCGCTTCTCGGTACTTGTCTGGGTTTTGATAAAATTCAACCAAAGCGTCATCAACTGCCGCTCTGTTGCTTTTCTGCATATAAATCTGATTGAAATTACGAAGGCCAGCATTAAAAGACTCAAGAGACTCCACCAACTGACCAAGCTGGCTTTGTCCTTGAACTGGATTAATAGGAGCGGCTGGCCTACGAAAATCAGATGTCTGCATCTCCCTTGTACGCACACGAGGAGCGGCTTCCAAATCTTCAACAATTACACGTTTATCGGCCATTAGACCCTCTTATACGGACTTTTTGATGGAGACCATTGTTCAAATTGACCCAAGGAGTCCAAACCTTCTCGGCCAATCTGAAGGGCGGTAGCCCAAATATTAGGACGCTGAATCGGAGGCATCGGACTTTGAATAGCGGCGATGTTATACTGCGTACCCAACCGAGCATTTTCAATAGAACGGCTGGTAGCCGCTTCGGTGTAAAAGCTTTGCCTACGAAGAGCGGCGGCATACGCAGTTTCTTGTCTGGTAAAATCAGCCAAAATAGCATCAACAGACGGACCAGCCACCCCAGCCTCACCAGCGGCAGTTTTGGCACGAGCTTTAGCGGCTTTTGATTCCTGGGCGATGCTGTAAATCTCCCTACCCTGCTGTTCTTTTTCTTGAGCTTCTTTGAAGCGCATCGCTTCCGCTTCTTGGATATACTTCTTGGTTTCAAGATCAGCCAGTTGCCGTTGTTGGTCTAAAAGCCTTCTTTGGTACTCAGCCTGTGCATTGGCCGCAGACTGCTGGTTCATAAAGCCCATTACTTGCCCCGCCGCTCCAATGGCGAAGGAAGCTAACGGCAATAACAATGGTAGTACAAAGCACATCGTCTTACCCTTTCAGTTTACAAAACTCATAGAAAGATAGCCCTAAATGGCCGTAGTTGTCCAATTTCTGAACAAAGGTAAACCCCAGCCATTTAATCCATCTAATATGCAAGTCATTTTTGGAGCAAACTCTGTTAAAAAGCAAGCGTTTCTTACTGATATTGAACAACGCATCAGACCAGTAGTGGGATTGACGTAAAAAGGGTATCCATAGCTCTTTTATTCTATCTGACCCTAAAAGCCAGACCAAACCGCAATCTTTGTCCCCATAATCGGATGCCCCAAAGACCATAATAACATTCCCATTTTCTTCAACAGAAAGGCAAGGAATAGACGACCTAATGCTATCCAAAAGGACTTCTTCTGTGCTTTTTTCAGATTCAGTAAAAATAGACCTAATTTCAAGCTTGTCTTCTTCCCGAAGACGTGGAGCAAGGTTTGAAGCGTCTTTTTCTTCAGCTATGCGTATTTTAACCATTGTACCTATTTGCTCTGTTTTGGTAATACCCTTCAAAATCCATACTAATAAGAGCCGAAGGAAAGGGAGAATCGTTAAGTAGGTTAATCTCAACTTCGTCATTTTTAGCCATAATGGGAAACTTAAAGGTTCCGTCTTTTAGCGGGTTATTAGGCATAATGGTATCTACTGTATTTAAAGCAGTTCCGTTAAACACGTATTTGTAGGTGGCTCTGGATTGAGGAGTAACTTCAACTCTAAAATATCTAGTATTGTCGTACATTACAGTACCAGTACGCATCATATAGATTCCAGAAGCCACAGACTGCTTTCCTTGACCAATGTTTTCACGAATCATCGGTCTAGAAACTGTGTACATCATATCATAGGGATACCCAATCCAAACAGGGCGACCAACGTGATTTCCTTGAATGCGGACGTAAGTAATACTTGTTACAGGATCGGTGTATACTGGTTTATAATCATCCAATAAGGTTGTAAATAACTCGTAAATATTAATTGATCCAGACGGAGGATTATAAAAAACAGTAGAAAAATATCTGGCTGGTCCTGTTCCAGATACGTTATTAGCCCAAAAAGAAAAGCTTTGTAAAACGTTGTTTACTGTAATTTGATATGTAATTCCTGGTGTTCTGGCTAAGTTGATCGTATTTGGAGCCGTCCCAACTGGCAAAGACTTAGCTTGCCAAATTTCATCATTATAAAAAACCTTAGTTCCTGGGGTATACGTTGTAAAATTATTCCAAATACCGCATTGAACTTTTTGAGCTTGATTGTCTGCTGGTTTTAAAATATAGCCACCAGGAAGTTCCTTATAATCCGATGCTGTATTTGTATTAGTAAAATCTAAATCCAAAGAGTCTGGATCAAGATACGCTGTCGCTACACTAAATTTCTTTTGATTTCCCACAAAATAAGGAAGCCGAATTGAAGTTAAGTTAGTGTCTGGATTGTAAGTCATATAATTATTTGGAAGGTCTTTAGAAAAGATTCTTCTATCCAAACAAGTTATAAACGGAGCGTATTTGTCTTTTAACCCTGCCTCAAAATAAACAGTTTCAATGGCTAAATTAGAGTTATTTCTACGAAGAATTAAATACAAATCAGTATCTAAAAACTCAGCATTTAACACTTCAACATCAGCACCAAAATCATATTTAAACCAAGCCGATTGAAGTTTTTGATCGCCTTGATAAAGATATTTGTAAATGTAAACGCCACTTTTAAACCCATCGCTTACTACAGCCAAAACCTGTTCATTTTGAGAAGTTGCAATCTTTTTTACATTTCCAACAATGTATTTTGAAACGGCTGAAGTTATGTCAACTCCAACATAATTTAAGTTTTCAGTTGAAACATAATATTCTTGAATACCGCTGTATTCGCCTCTTGGAAATGCAAAATACACATTTTTACCAGACGTAACTGGTGAAGAAAACATTGAGTTTTCGTATTCAGTAGTCTGAGAAATAGAAACAGTTTTTGCGCTAAAAATATCTCCGCTACTTACTTTAAATTGAGTCTGATCCGAAAAAAGCAACAATTTATCATTAAAAGGAATAGCCCAGTTTAAATAACTTACTTTTGAAGAAGTTGTGGCAACGTCAATTACATCCGAATCTAAAAGTTGGGCTACAGTAGTTCTAAAAAAGCTAAAAAACTCGCTTGCTTCAGAAAAAATAACATTTTCGTCACTTAAAAATCCAAGCCTGTTTTTAAAAAACGTAATTCCTCTTATTGGGTTTCCTACAAAAGTCGGGTCTGGGTTAGTAGCTGTATCTCCCGCTAGTCTTTCGTCCCAAATAAGCCTTTTAAAAACAAAAAACGGAACTCCGTTAGAATCAAATTTTCTAATTAGAGCGTGAGGCATAGTTCCAGCATTAAATGAAGTAGGAATAGCTGGTCTTACTGCTTCTTCCCATTTTCCGCTTCCACTAACGCCGTTATCTGCCAAAAATTTAACATAATAATCATCACCAGCTTGTTCGGGATCAGAGTTAACTTGAGCAATAAAATTGTTAACACAATTAATCGGCAAATCTTGAAAATTCTGAACAGACCCATTTCGATATCCTAAAACTTGTTTTAACAACGTTCCGCTACCAGAATCTTCTACAGTAATCGTAAATGGGCTGTTAGAATTAAACCGAATGCTTGAACCAATTACTGTTCTGGTTACACCACTTAAGCCAGCGGCATTAATTAATCCAGCAAGAGCGGCGGCAATCGTGTTAGTTTGAGCGGCTTCTTTTCCGTTTACAGTAAAGCCGCTTGTTACAATTCCGTCACCTGTAGTACAGGTTACAGTTTGAGTAGTCGCTCCTTGAGTAAGAGTAACAATATATTTAGAATTATAAGCACCTTGAGCCACATAAACTATGTTTTCGTACGGCCTGTCGTTTGCAGGAGCGGCGTTCATAGTAACGCTTGTGTATTTATTTAACAAAAACGTAAAGTCAGCAATCGTTATGGCTTGAAGATAATTGTTAGGATCAGCACTTGCAGTAGGCCATTGTAAATAATAAGGAAAACTGGTGTTATACCCAACACCTGCTCCTAAAGACGGAACTTCTGCGGCAGTAAAGCCGCCACCTAAGTTTCCAGCAGAATAAGCAGTAGTATTTGCGTTATAAACCTGTCTTTCAACTCCACTTGTTTCGTAAATTTTAATTCTTCCTGTTTTTTCAATAGTCATAATGTAACGTTCAGTCACATCACGATTAATAATATGAACAAATACTCCACCAGAAGCGGGGGTTTGTAAATTAGCAATATGAATTGTAGGAGGACGCTTAATTAACCCTTCAACAACTGAAGAGTAAGCGTTAACTTGTTCTTTTGCCTGTGATCCGTACCTAAGAGAATCAGACTGCTGGCTTACTCCACTAATTAAATTAGGTATGGTCGTGTTAATCAGAGCCACAACAAAATCTCCTTATCTGTCCAACACTCTTGATACTGAATAGTTGTCCCAAATCGTTAAATCAGACATCTGCTCATCCCAATACACAAGCTCCCTTAAAGCTTGGTTCTCATCAATAGTGTTAGTTGAGTTTTGTTCAGCCGACCCGATCAACCTCTGAGAAAAGATTCGACCAGCCCGAAGAACAACAAAACGCTTTGCAATTTCTGGCAAATTATCCCAAGTTAAAAAGTAAATAACTTCCGCTTTTAAATCAGAAGAAAACTCATACGTATGGTTGGCTTTATCGTACAAGTAGTTTCCACGAATAATGACATCTAAACTAGGGTACACGTTATCGTCCACGTCCACAGACAAAGCGGTATCTGGAATTTCAATCTTATTTGTGTTGTCTCTTGGAAGCGTAACGTTGTTTTCTGTGTTAAAATGCCACCCTTGGTACTGAAATTCTTTGGTAACTTCGTCCAAAATCAATTCAGCAATCTGAGCGTTTGAAGTCGTTGCGCTAAGTGTATTTACAGGAGAATCACCTACCAAGGTGAGCATCGTGTTAACTGCTTCTAGTTTAGAAATTCGATGAGAATATGTAGCCATATAGGTATTGTTTACGCCTTTAAACGGACATTACAACAAAAAAAAGGGGATGCCACCCCTATGGGACTTGTTGAGAGGAGCCGTGGGATAAATGAATAAAACCACACGATCAACAAATCCAATCATAGGAGTGACACCCCCTAAATAGCTATTAGCTAGCCGCCTTCGATAGCTCAACAGCACACTCGGGACGGAGAACTCCGTGACCCATAGCATACTTGGCAACCATCAAAGTACCCTGCCGTTCGATCTGGTACTCGCTCTCAACCGCAAGGTCGAGGAGCTTCACCGTACCCACCGAGGCGGGGTGGAACACGAGACCAACGGTATCCGTCAAATCAACGGAGTAATCGTTGTTCGTCACGTTCGATGCCTGGTTAGCGGTAGAACTGAAGTTGTCGGCGGGAACGTTGTTCGATTTCACAATCGTAACGTTCGCCACACGAGCAACGCTTCCGTCCACGTAGCTACCGACAGGCGAGGGCTTGGAAGGCTCTGCAAGCTCACGAACGAGCTTGTAGTATTCCGTAGGACGAAGGACGCAATAGCGTGAATCGTCTGGAACGTTCTTCTTATCAAGTTCCTCTGCGGCTTCGTAGATAGCGGAAGCAATTTCCGCACCAGTATCGAGGCCGCTAGCACCTTTCGCCAGCTTAGTACCAGCGTTGTTAAGTCCGAGATAAGCCGCCGTACGAGCCGCCTTAACGATGACTCGTGCAATCGTCTTATCAAACTCACGAGCCAGCGCACGTCCGATCTCGGTCGTATAGATCGAGCGAACGTCATAGTGGTTCTGAGCTTCATCGAGGTTAGCGATAAACGCCGAGGAGAGGAGCATCTTGTCAATGTTGATGACCCGCTCGCCGTGTTTGATCGTGCTGAGATAGCTGTTGCCAGCGTCAGCAATAGATTCGCCAGGGGTGTGATACGCCGCAGAAGCGATGCCCGTCACAGGAAACTGTGCCGATTTGCCGTTCTTAATCGTACGGATGGTGTGAAGAGCCTTGAAAACCGTCTGGGTCTCAAAGGTGGTCAACACTTCACCAGCAAACGTCTTAAGAAACAACGCAAAAGCATCGCCAGTAGCATTGATCTGCCCAAGGCGGTTAGGAGTAGCATTACCATTAGCCATAATAGTAATCCTTTCTTTGTTGTTTTGTTAGGTTGTTTTTTGGTTTCTTGCTATTGCTAGCAAGTTTGTAGCGTTAACTCTAACCTTTCACCGCTTTGTACGCCTTAGTCGAGATTGTCCACCCGCAGATGGGTCTGTGTAAGTCCGTCAACGCTGAGTTGATGGGTTTTGAGTTTTTTCTGACAAATCTTTTTTTGGTTGAGGCATAACCTCGTCTGGAACGTTCCCGCTATACCATCCTTCTGGTATATTGACATCAGAATGAGATAATTCCCACTCCTTTCCGTTCCAAAAGTATACCTTACCCCTCACATTCGGACCAATCCTAATGATTGATGTCTGAGGGTCGAGAAACACCACTTTTTTGCTCTCTATCGTACTGGCGCATCCTGTCAATAAAACGGCTACGCAAGTAAGGAGGCAAAGGAGCGGCATCTTCAGCTTTGGTAGGTTTGCCTTGTTCCCGCACATTTTCTACTACAAAGAACTTTAAGATGGCTATGATTAACTCAATTAGCCACGTAAACATTATTTGTCGTTAATGTGAAGGCCAACAGCCTTGAGAACGTTAACAATTTTCTCAAGAACGCTGTCATCGGCTGGGCTAGGAGTCAGCTTTACAACAAGCCGAGCAACCACAATCACCGCACCAATGATTGCCATAATGTTAGCAAAGTTTTCAGTAATCCAGGTCATAGTTTTATCCTCCTTTAGATGATTTCAGAAACCGACAAGCGGTTTTGAACGTCTTTTCGGTAAGCTTCGTCATTCTGGTAACGAGGGTCTTTCATAGCTTGAATAACTTCTGCCGTAGAGCGGAAGCCATCACCAGAATATCGTCCAGTACTGCCACCTAGCAAGCTAGGCTCAGAGCTACCAGATAGATACTGAGCATACAGCCCTTTAACGGCCATACGAGCTTGCTGTAGATTGCCGCCCATAACCATAGCGTTATAAGCGTCCAATTCATCTTGACTGAGGTTACTTGCCGCCCACTTAGAAAGAGCGTCAAAATTCTCTTTACCGCCAATATCAGTCATAACTGTATTGACTTCACGCTCTTGAACGGCCTGTTGACCAGAGATGTAAGCGTCCACCACTTCACGAGGAATACCCCTAGAAGCAAGTTCATCATAACTCTGATCGCTTAACCTTCCATTCTGGAGGTATTCAGACCCAAATTTTGAAAAATCTGGGGGAAGTTGTTCGTTAGGTAGGCTTTCTTGAAGCTGTTCTTCGGGTGTACCCCGATTACCTAACTTACTTTCAAGTTCGGAATAAGCCCTAGCTAACTCTTCTGTATTTTGAAATTTTTGAGGCAACCAAGCTGGCCGCTCAGTAGTATTATCAGAGGGGACAACCGATTGAGGGTTAGTGGGTTCGGGTGCAACAGCACCACTTTCGGGACTAGTAATGACTACTTGACCTTCATTCATTTTTTATACTCCTTTGTTTTTTGTTTACTGCTGTGCTTGGGCTTGCGCCTGTTGCATAGCTTGTTGTAGCGCACCTGTCTTCTGAGATGCAACTAAATTATCTGAAACAGCTTTAATTCCTTGAGGTCCAAGGCTTTCCATCATACCCATCATTTGATTTTGCTGGGCTGATTGAGCAATTTCTTCCTCAGTCTTAATCAGACCATCAGTATTAATACCAATAGCGGTAGCCCTACGTTTTAGGTAGTCACCTATATTAACAAACTGGCTAAGAATATCTGGTCCAAGAATCTGACCAACACCGCCAACAAACATATCCAGCTTATTCAAATCGTTACCTCTACCAAGAGCCTCAACACCTGTAACTATCATAGGATTTACAATATCTTTAGGTAATTTAGGCAAACGACCTTTCTTAGCCATCCTGTCCATAAGACGATTAACTAGGGGTAGCTGAAACTCTTGGGACATTACCGAGTAAGCACCGCCCAAAGCCGCTTCCAACTCTTGAGCCATAAATCGCACTTCTTCAGCAGTTACTCGCTCTGCATCACGCTGGACTGAGCTATTAAGCAAGAAAGCAAACGAAAGGCGTTGGGTAATCTGATTGGCTGTATCTTGAGCCACCCTAAAATCATTAAACTTCTGCAACTGCAAAGTCGTGACATCAGCGGCATTACCAGCCGCAAACCCGCCATTAGGAGTTTCAGCAAGGATTTTAGCCCTAGTAGCACCATTGGGGTTAACCAAAAACAATACTTTAGAAGCCGCCGCTGAACCTTCAACAATGGCTTTAGTCAACGCTTCCAGAGAACGCAAATCCCCAAAGTATTCTTCAACAAACCCACGTCCATAATCCTCTCCGTCAACTCGATTGTACCGAAGAGGAATGTAGGGGTTTTTGTCTAAAGCGTATTTTCCAATCGTGCCTGGAATTTTAATTCCATTTATTTCTTGGAACACATACCAGCCATCTTCTTCACGGCACACGGCAGTATACAATTCCAAAGTTTTTTCCTTGGTAGTATCGCCGCTTTTAGTAATGGCACGAATTTCTTTAGGAAGAGTAACTGGCGAAATAGTTTCTTTAGTTACCAAATACAAAACTGAACCAGACGGATCACGTTTCACAACGTAGCTGTCCATCTTAAACACACGCATACCGCCCCGATCTGGGACGTAGATAAGGGAGTTTCCAGAAACAATCAGTTGTTTAAGAGCTTCAAACGCCCCCACACGGATGGAAGACGTTTCCACTTCCGTCATAATCGCCCTTTCAACTTCTCCAAGGGCTTTTTCTAGCTCTGTCTTAAGAGTATCGTCTCCACCCTGCTTCTTTAGCAAGTAGGTATCAACAGCCATTCTAAAAAACGGCTGATTAGGGGGAAGCAAAGCAAGCAACAACTTAGAAGACAAATTGTTTACACCCCTAGCACCCACCCCTTGAAAGGGGGTGTAATATCTAGTGGCGTAACTATGACCTTCGGGTGGAACGAGGGTCGGTATCGTCAACTCAGCGCAGTCCCTAGCCCTTTGTAAAAAACTAAGGCGTTGAGAAGCTAGCTCTAAGTAAGCCGCTTTTGCGTTCTCGACCATTTAATTAGGTCTTGGCAGGGATGTTATAGGCAATAACAGTTTTGTTGCTCTGCACAGTCACGCTTGTAAAATAGCCGTGAATCCGTGCATCAGCCGCAAAAGATTTGTTGGCGATAGAGTCGCCTGTCCATCCACGAGCCGTTAGGCTGTGTAGATGACCAGACTCAACAAAGTAGATCGTCCCAAATGCAAATCCAGCATCGGGAGTCACCGCCGTTGTTCCGTCTCCAATAATCACTTTTGCTCCGTACTGCCCAAGATGCGAATAAATCGCTGGTGATGTCATTGATACTCCTTAATTGTCCGTAGGGATATTGTATCCACGAGCAACACGAGTTTGCTCATTGTCAATACGCAACCCACCACGACCTCTAGCTTTAATACGCACTCCTTCAGAACCGCTCTTAGCTTTGATCGGCTCTGGGGTCTCCAACTTCTTCGCTGTCTCCGTAGGCGGGGGTGGCGCAGGGGGAGGCGGGGGAGGAGGAGGAGGAGGAGGAGGCATTGAATAACCGCCGCCGCCAATACACATATATTTGTTCTCCTTAATTACCTGTTAGGATGTTTTCGTTTTGTTGCTCGTACTTCTTCTCTAAGAGACGAACTACTGAGCGTTGACCAGCGTAGAACCAGACCATCCTATCAGTCCAATCCAACTCTGGGCATCTTTCTGGGATGCTGTCGTTAAGTTTCTTTAACAACACTTCTGACACTTTAGGAAAATTATCAGCATCGTCAACACTTGATTTTTGTTTATTATTTGTTATAAAGGTCATCTAGCTCTTTGGGCAATTTGCCTGTTTCAATACTATGGGCTGTTTCAATCATAGCAAGTAAGTTCCAAGCGGCGGCTACATCGTGCCGCTCATCAGTATGTCCCTCTAAATGTTTAAACAGATGGCGTAAAGCTGAGTCCATATACCTAGATAATGGTTGGCCTTTTTCCCAGTTCCTATCCCCATATTTTTTAGCACCTTCTTCTAACTGCCTAGCAATCAAGAAGATAGCGTGAGGCATAAGAAGATCAAAACGACCTTTGCCGTCTCTGGTGTCTCTCCTAGACCCTGTATTAAATTCTTGCCTACGCCCCGAATCTTTTACTGCCACATCTTTCACAATGCTCCTCCTTTTCTAGTACTTTTATACCACACTCTAAAGAAATAAGGTATTCCAAAACAGCCCCTTTACTGCTTTTCCACCCCTCTAAAAAAGTAATGTAATCGCAAGCCACTAGCTGTTTTACGTCCTCTTTTAAGTAGGTTTCCCTATCCAAATCCTGTCTCCCATTAAAATGCTCGGCAGGGTTAGCCACAGCATAGCCCTGCTTTCTAAGCACTTCAGCTTTCTTGTGGAAAGCTTCGTAATTCAAGTTTGGTAATCCAGTCATCGGACCAGATATGTAAACTTTTTTACGATTTCGGTTTCCAGAGAAACGGCGTTTTGGTTGTTTTGTCATATTCTCCATTCCTAAGAATCCGAGCAAGTCTGGCTTGAACAATAGCCTCTTCTTCCCCAAACCCTGCTTTCTTAAAACAGGCTTTGACGCACTCCCAATAAAAAGGCAAAGAGCCTTGCCCAATTTCTCCAAGAATGCCTTCGGCTCGCTTTGGACCGATACCAGGGCAACCTGGATATCCGTCCGTAGTGTCCCCAGTTAAAGTCTGATACATAAACCAATAATCAGCTTCATCATCTGAAATGTCTCGAACCCCTTCTTCTGGTTTGTCTGGGTTATACTGCTTAACAGGAAGAGTCTTAAAATCTTTGTCTATGCTTACAGCAATACATTTATCTTTATACTCCCCAGTAGCCATTACACCAATAACGTCATCAGCCTCGGCATTTTCCCAAATTTCAGTTTTAAATGCAGATATGAGATACTCTTTAAGCTGGCTGAGTACAACAGGTTTTCTCATAGAAACACGATTAGCTTTGTAAGTTGGGGAAATCTTTTTTCTAAAGTTATCTTTATGGGATAGCGCAATAATCACATCCCCTGCACCCAATTCGTTTTTTAAATCTTCAATAAAAGAATACGTTCTTCCTGTAACTTCTTTAAAGTCACAATGCAAAGTCCACATATCGTCACCCCAATGAAAGGGCTGTTCCGATAGGAATGATGTTTTGTAGGCTACTACATCTCCGTCTATTAATAATGTTGGTTTCATTCTTTTACTCCTTTTTTAATATTGCACCCTCTTAAGCGAAGCAATCTGGGCAACAATTTGGGACTTTCTAATTCTGTCTTTTTCTTTGTACAAACGTATCCCAAGTCGAGCCTGTTCCTTTTTTTCACGCAAAAATGGGAATAGTCTTTTGAGAACCACGATGGCGTTTGTCCCAAAAATCCTCCACCTATAGAAGTTCCTGTAATTCTTGAACTTATGGCGTGTCTTAGAATTTCCGTGACGATTATGGGAAACAACACCGCCAAACGCCCTACACATTGAACGACAGACCATAGGGTACGTGCTAGTAACAAGCACTTCGACAGTAAAGTATCGAGAGTGGTTGTAGCGAGCGTGTATACATCCTTCGCCGTCAAAATATCCTGCGAAGTAGCTAAGTTCTTCATTGGTTATTTTCCTCATTCAATGTGTTTCTGCCCAGTTGTTCCCGATTCTAAACTCGCCATCCAAAGGGCATCTGAATTTGAACAACCGACCAGACTCCTTGATTGATTCAACAGCAAATTTACCAACAGCCTCGGCCACAGCTTCCCTAGCCTGTATCTGAATTTCATCGTGAATATGAGCTACAAAAGCAAAATCCTTACCCCAGATAAGTCCCTGCTTTCTTAGTACATCGTACAAAACGATGGTTGCCTGTTTCATAATCAAAGCTCCCGCTGATTGAAGAAGCGTGTTTAAAGCGGCGTGTTTGGAACGGATTGAAAGCTTTCTGCCGTCCAACCCTGTAAGCCAATCCCTAGATTGTAAAACAACATCTATCTCCTCTTTCAACCGCTTCAACGCTGGTGTCTGTTTCAAAAACTCTGCTTTAATCTTTTTCCCAGCCTCAACACCTTTGCCAATAATCTTGCCAATCTTTTCATCTCCCGCTCCGTAAAGAAAGGCGTAGATAAAGGTTTTAGCGTCTGCTCTTGTAGGCAACCCAGCGGCCTTCTGGTTTTCAGTATGAATGTCTCCATTCAAGAGAAGTTGAGCGTAACTACCATCGTCAAAACGAGCCATATAATGAGCAAGACAGCGAAGCTCAATGCCAGAAGCGTCCGCTCCAACAAGCTTATACCCTTGGGGAACCGAAAAAAGAGACCTACATTCCTTACCATACGGACTACTAGCACTAGGAACTTGCGCCATATTAGGGTTTTTGTGCGTACAACGTCCTGTAACAGCCCCATTCGTAATAATCCGTCCATAAATTTTTCCCTTCCTTTCCATCTTAATCCAAGCCTCGTTTCCTTCAGCCAACTGACCAATCCGCTTCTGTACCATAAGATACTCACAAAGAGGCTTGGCTTCTGCAAAATTAAGCTCATTCAAAACTGCTTCATCAATCTTTGGCTTTCCGTCTGGGGTAAATTCTAGCGGTCTCCACCCATACTTTTTAATAAACCTGTCAGCAATCTGGTCTCGTGAACCTGGATTAAAAGGAGTCTCCTTTATCTTGGCTTCCCCCTTTGTAACTTCTTTGGCTTTATACCCAGCGGTCACAGCTTCTTTCTTGGTAGCCCAGACTTTACCATCTGGCGTGTTCCACAACGTTGACTTCATCACTTCTTTGTCTGGCTCAAAAACGCTCTGAAGTGTTTTTTCAATTTCAACCCGCTTCTTGCATAAATCCACGTAAAGCTTTTGAGCTTTCGGAACATCAAAACAAAAGCCGTGAGCTTGCTGTTTTTGCATAATAATAGCAAACCGATGCTCAAGCTCCAAAGATGTGGGAGAGTAGTTCTTACTCACAATCAGCCTCCACAGCCGCTCAGTTACCTCCACATCTTGAACGCAATAATCCTCCATCTCTTGCGACCATTTAGAAAAGTCAGCTTTATCAGACTCCTTGTAATCGCCCTTTAGCACACCAACCCGATACCCCCAAGCCTTCAAGCTATGCGATCCAATCAGCTTTTTAGGAAAAGAGGGGTCTGAAATTACCCTAGCAAAGTCCTTTTCCTTCATATCAGCCCAAATCAATCTGGAACAAACGATAGTATCAAATACCTTACCAGAAGGCTCAAAAGAAGGATAAAGCTTTTGAATTGCAGGGATATCAAAATCAATGATGTTGTGACCAATGATAAGACTAGCGTTTTTAAGCAACTCAATACCCTGCTCTATGTTCTTCTGCTGAGAAGAAAACCGATAAGAAACACCCTTAACAGGGTCTTTTATGGCTATACAATGAATAGCCGTCATATCTGGAATCAAGTGATCCGATTCCAAATCAAAAATATAAATTGAGTCGTTCATTGTAGGCTCCTCGATGTCGCCCAGCCGACCAAGCTGTAGCGAGTACCCAGAATAACCTTCTTGGCTCGGTGAAGCAAGTAGCAAGGGAAGAAAGTTCCAGCCCCAATGTTATTTGCTTTATCTCCGTCTACCCAGTTGTTTGCCTTTATCTGCGTTCCCCCTCCCCAAACAGCGTTTTTAAGGTTAACAACGCAAGTAAGTAAACGAACATCATTTTCCGCTCCATTATCAAAATGCCAATCGTAGTTCTGTAACATTTTGTATTCGGTAAACTGAAGAGCTACTGGTGGGCGAATCCGAAACCCATAATTTTCATCTGTAATTTTATTAAAGATGTAGCTGAACCGCTGAAACACCCAGCTAGCCCCTGGTACATCCCTACCTATCCAAGCCAAACTGCAATTTCTACCCCTGCCTACCCGCCAATTACCATCGGTATGCTGTAGCTTGGCTTTTTCCATTATTGCTCCTTTACCCAAAGCAATAATGTCTTTGCACTCTTCCTCAGAGAACATTCCGTCAAATGTGACGGCATCACATACTCTATATTTCATTTTTAAGGCTCCTTTATCCTTTTTTATTTCATTGTTGTAGTTGTGTCAATCACAAATCTTCAATCTCCCTTGGTATTTGAATGTCTGGGGTAGCTCTTTCCAAAAGCCTCCCAGTTGTAGGGTTGTACTCAAGAGTCGAGCAAAGGCCAGTTTCCCCGCTCCACCTGTTCTTTAACACACGAACGTAGGTATTCAGACGCTCGGTAGGCTCTCCCTGCTGGTTACGTTCCAAGCCTATGACCATATCGGACAACTGGGCTATCCCAGCAGAGCCACGTAATTGAGATAAGCTTGTGGCGGCTCCCTCTTCGTGTCCCCTGCCTTCTGGTCGTTTAAGATGGCTTACAAGAATTAAGCCCATCTTTAGCTCTTCAACAAGAGACCGAAGGCGAGTCATTGTGTTGTCAATCAACCGCCGCTCGTCTCCACCTTCCATACCAGAAACAACAATGGACAAGTGATCCAAGAATATGAAATCACATTCACAGGCACGTACCAAATACCTAATGCGATTAATAAGGTTGTCTGAATCAATCGAACCAAAATGGTCGTAGGTAAAGAACTTCCCGCTACCTACAGTTGAATCAAAGGTCTTACGAAGGTCTTCTTCGCTGACACCTTGGGTATTCAAGTGAAGTGGAAGGCTCATCTCAATACCAAGAATGCCCAAAGCCGTACGCCTCACGCTTTCTTCCAAAGCTATGTAACCAACTTTTTGGTTATTTTTAAGCAACCAGTTTGCCAGTTCCCTACAAAACTGGCTTTTACCAACACCAGAACCAGCGGTGATAGTGATTAGCTCCCCTTTGCGAAGGCCGTGAGTAAAGCGGGTAAGACCGCTGAATGGGTATTGAATCGCAGAAACTTGATCCACCTTGCGAATGGTTTCCCAAAGGTCTGTTCCAGCCACAATACCATCGGGTCTAAATGTTTTTGCGCTCCACACCGCATCAATAACTTCTGCCTCCCTACCCGCAACAAGCATATCGTTAATGTCTTTTAAGGGTAACGATGCAATCTTGGCTTTGCCTGGGGATAGCAAACCAGCGCAAATGGAAGCGGCCTTCCTACCAGCTTCGTCTGAATCAAACATAAACACAACAACCTCAAACCGCTCCAACCAATCAATCGCCTTTTGAATAGCCGTAGGTGCGGCACTCGCCCCATTAGGCACAGACACCACAGGCCACTTGTTTCCTTGAATATGGCTTAAAGACAAAGCATCAATTTCTCCCTCCGTAACCACAACCATCTTTCCGCTCTCCCGCCAAAGGTGTTGTCCATACAAACCCATAGCTTTCGAGTTACCGATAATTCTAAAGTCCTTGTTAGGATACCGAATCTTCTGAGCCACCACCCTGTTATCGTCCCCCTTGTAATTAGCAATCTGGACAGGAAACCCGCCAAACGCACCAACCCTGTAATCCCATTTGGCGCAAGTTTCCTTGCTAATTTTTCTTTTGGTAAGGTCAACAACCTCCCCATCAATAAAGGCTTCTATCGGGTTTTTAATTAAGGCTAACTCTGGCATAAGAATCTTCTCCCCCTTTCCGTGGTAGTATGTGTTGCATTTAAAACAATAAGCGTGTCCGTCCTCGTACATCGCTTTGGCATCCGATGAACCGCACTTTTCGCACGGCTGATGCCCAACAAACTTGCTTTTCTCCAACTCAGCTTTCATCATTTTTTCTCCTTAACCAAGCCTCTGGTGGCTTGCTCATTTGAATCTGTATGGCTCTGTCTGCACTCTGAACGTGTTCCAAGCAGTCCACACAAATGCTCATCCCATTGGGGACTTTGGGGTTGAACCCAAGTCTCGCCTTGCAAACCAAACAAAAATCGTCTGGACCTTGCTTGGATTTCTCAATCGTTAAACTCATAACTCAACTCAGCACCTCCTTTGTGGTGGCCTGTCTGAGCCGAATTACTTCGTTTGTTAATTGAGTATTGGTGTCCAAGATTTCGTTAATAAGACCTCGATACTGGTGCATCAATGGGCTTACCTTTTCGTAGTAGCGAACCACGATTGTCAGCACATCGAAATACCACCTATAAGTTTTAAGAACGTTAAGAACTTCCTCGTTCCCAGTATACTTTTTTTCCAATTCGGCAACTTGCCTTATCGCTACGTACCCCTCTGGTAGCGGGGGTAGCTTGCAATTTTCAATATCAAGAATCGGATGGTTTAGAATCTCTTCCTTTATCTGCATCATTTTTTATCCACTCCTCTGGTATCGTTTTCTCTGCCCATCGGATGCCGTAGGCTGTCGCCCAATCCCCATACGAAGTTGAACTCCGTTTGGAAAGCTTCTGACCCGCCCTTTGAAACACAATCCGTAGGTCTATGCCTGGATTCTGCTTGAGAACAGCCAGTAGTTTCGTGCGATCCGATGGCAGAAAGTATCCCTTTGCCTCTAAAAGAAACGGCTTCTTCGTGTGCAAAAGGAAATCTGGTTTGTACTTGCATACTTTTACGTATCCAATGGTTCGTGATTCGTAGCCAAACTTGACACCAGCCGTCTCCAACTGGTGAACAAGTTTAGCCTCGAATTGTGACCTATATTTAGAAGTCCCCTTGGATTTTCGGTTCAGCCACTTCATCATTGGATTCCTCCTTGGAAGCGGAAAAGGCTGAATCTGGGAAAGACTCTCCCCCAGAAACAAAACCTTCCTCCTCAGAAGTGAATCCAAAGTTGGAAGCACTACCTCCGCTGTACTGGTGTAGCTCTATTACTTGAACCGCACGGCAACGCAAGCTAACGCCACAGCCAAGAAGCGGGGTGTACCAAGGGAACACCTCTGCGGCTACCTTTAGCACCGAACCACCGCCTACTCGGTCATTGATTACGTTGCCCTTGCTGTCAAACAAAGCTGGCCGCTGTTCCCAAGATTGACCTGTCTTCTTGGAAACGATCTTTGCGGCCAAGGCAAACTTAATTTCAACATCGCCTGTCTCAACGCCAGCATCGTTTGTAACCTTTTTCCAAGGCATCTCTGCGGTTTTGACTTCCTTCTTCTTTTCACGAACGCAGACATCCTTGTAATGTTGAACAAACTGGTCTTTGACCAGCTTGATAAAGGCTTCCGCTTCCTCCCGCTTGCACACAAGGCGCACGGAATACTCTCCGTCTGCCTTGAATTTCTTATCGGGTTCGTTGAGTTTCGGGTACTTTGCCACCCCCTTGGGGCTGACAATTCTGACTAACTTTTTCTTGTCACTCATTTTTGTCTCCTCTTTATGAAAAGAAATAGTTGCTTAACTCCAACTTGGAAACGTCTAGGTTTCCCAGTTTCGGGAGCGGAGGTAATTCGCAACTACCACTTTTCGGTTGTTTTGCTCCTACTTGTTTATTTATCTGCTCCCTAAATTTATGCAAGACATTTTCCTTAAAAATTTTTGCGTATACCCTACGAAGCGTAACAGCAAGCACTTCCGCATCTGCCGCCACCACCCCGAAAGAGTCGTGAATCATCGCAAAACTTTCAACTTCTTGCAAGTCAAAAACAGTATGGTGAAGGCAAGCCGAATCCAAGCTGTGAACAAAGTTTGGGCTTATTCCGTTGACTTGTCGGCGTACGCTTATGGCTTTTTTGTCAACGTTGAGTTTATGATAGCGAACTTTACCAGCAAGAGTTGACTTAACTACTTTAGTGAACGTCTTTGGGTAGTCCTGGCATACAGGGAAACCAGAAGGCGTATCCCACCTTATAGGTAGCTGTAACTTGCAACAGGTTCTTGCCACATTCTGAAACCAACCCATACATTCTTGGGCTTTACCCACAACTTCCTTAATGCTTTCCCAAACAATAGGAGTTAAATAGAGACAGGCTTTAAAAGTAGAGACATCAACAGGGAATGGCTTTTTAAGCATCTCGTCATCCAGCCACTCCTCCAAATACACCCTGCAAGCTGTGTACGTACCGCCGTAAGGGAGAATCATTACAGGACGCTTTGTGGTCTTCCTAGTAATACCAAAAGAAAGCCAAGCTTTTGCCAAAGGCTCGTTTTGTCGGGCAGTCAGCTTGTCAATAACTCTGTGAGCAACGTCCGCATAAATATCTCTTGGGTGCGGGTTAGGCAAACAATTAGTAGCCTCTGCTCCCTCTGGGTCACGCATCAACAAAGACAAAATTTGAAGGCCGTTGTTGCTGGCATCAAGGCTAATGGGAAGGCTGGATACAAATTTAGCCCCTTTGTCCTTAAGCTCCGCAAACTCAAATACCCAAGCTAGAAACTGCCAAGGCTCGTCTGCTTCTGCCCAAAACTCTAGGGTAGAATAAGGGTCTTTGGCAGTCTTTAGGATGTTGTTTAGGTTTTGATCCACCCACAAAGCTCGTTCCTCAAGAGAAGCCTTATCCAGCCCATAGCAATTTGCTCCGTGAAGTTTAAGGTAGGTAATAGCTTTGTCATCCAGCCTCTTCCCCTGCTTAAACTTTAATAACCCTCTGGAAAGATCAGTCCCCTGTGGAGTCAAGAAGTACGGCAAAGCGTACGCTCTCCCACGAAAATCCAACTGGTAGGGGAAGAAAATCATTTGCTCATCCTTCAGCTTGTTCGCCAGGAGTAGCGTTCTGGCTACCTGTAATCGTTTGCTCTTAGTCTTGGCATTGGTTTCATAAACCTTTGCGGCTTGCCGCTTCCAAGCCTTGCGGCTTTCAGCGTTGGTGTCTATGTCGGTAGGTTTGCTTGGTATCTCAAGCAACTGGGAACTGGGTAGCACATTGTTGGCAGTATATCCGTGTTCCCAAAAGTAATTAACCACCTCCAAAACTTTAGAGTTAACCACCCAAGCCGTGTTTTGCATACGATTGACGGCTTCATATACAACAGGCATCGAGTGGCCTATTAATCCGTCCCTGTAACGCTTGTTTCTGGTTTTAACAAGGCAGGGGCGGTCAGTAAAAACTCCATCCCCATACCCACCGCCGTATGGGTCTTTGTCTCGCCACGGCTTTGGCTGAGATACCATAGGCATAAGGGTGGGGGACAGCTTCTCGTTGAATCGGTCAAACTTTTCAATCCATTCGATTGTGTCGCCAGCGGGTACAATGTAGCTACATCTTTTGTTTCCACGTTCATACTGAGATTCAATGTCAACCAGCCCTGTTGTTTTGCGGAAAATGTCTATACAGGCCATTCCAAGATGAAGCTTTTCTGTGGGTGTCCACCAGCACCACGTAAAGCCAGCCTGTCTCGCCCTGTGATTGGCTACTATACGTTTCAACTTGTACCCAATCTTTCGGTCACACTCCAATCGAATACGCTTCCAAGCGTCTGGCTTTTCCTTGTTCATCTTGCTGAACCTTGCCTCGTCTTCCAAGGCCGTTCCTATCGCTATGGCCGTTCCAGTAAGAGGCTTGCGTATGCTGATGCAATCAAGAATACAACGGCACAAAACAAAACTGGCTAGCTCTGGGTCGAACAAATCTAGCAGTTTAACGCTTGAATGGTTTACTCCTGGCCTTTGTCTGGCTTCTGCCGACCACTTTTTAATTGCTTCGGCTACATCACCAACGCTGTTCTTAAGCAAAACCGCCCCCGCTGTGCTTGCGGTTTCCCTTTGCTTTGCTCTGGCCTGTGAAGCTTTGGATCGGTATTTGGAAATACCTTCCAGCACCATAGCCCTGTTTAAGTCTTCTTGTTTCAAACAGCGGCTTCCTTGCGGTATTCCAGCAAATCGTTTTCACGAATCTCGGAAGCTACCAAAGCTGAATGGGTTTCCCCCAACTGCCGTTTAAGAGAGTTGTTTTCAGCTTCCAGCGTACGAATGGTTGCGTTGAGTTTGCAGATGGTTCCTACAAGTATGCTTTCAATCTTGTTCATTTTTTTCTCCTCCTTCGTCACCAAGTCCTAAAATAATGTGGATAATCCGCTTGGCATCCTCATCACTTATTACCTTGTCTTCTTTTTTTGGGGTGATTGCCGTTGAAAAGCAATCTTTATCCTCTTTGTGGAAATGAATCTCCATTAGACCTCCTCCAATGCGTTGGTTGCTTCCTGTAACTGGGCAGGGGACAAATGAGCATACCGCAGAGTCATCTGGATGTTCTTGTGACCAAGAAACTCCTTGATGGCTGTTAACGGAATCCCAGCCTGCACCAATCGGCTCGCACACGTATGGCGTAGAGCGTGGGGTACAAACTCCCTGTCTTTAGCCAACCCCATCACGTTCCGAGCGTTGTTCCAAGCGTGATTAAAGGAAGACTGATTGATGGTCGTAAAAGGACCACTTTGGTTTTCCTTTTTCAGATACTCAAGCATCGCCATTACCCGCTTGGTCAAGGGTATGGTTCTGGATTCGCCATTCTTGGTGTCCCAGAAAGTAGCTCGGTGATCTGCCACGTCACGCCACTCAAGACGCAACGCCTCGCCAACTCTGGCTCCTGTGTCCACAAGAAACGTAACAAGGTTGGCAAGCTCTGGTCGTTTCATCGTCAGCAACACGTCTTTCAATTTCGCCTCCTCTGGACGGATCAACCATCGAATGCGGTTCTTGCTTTCTTTGGTTTTCTCAATCTTTGCGATGCGGTCAGTCCACTCCATATTGTAAGCGTACCGAAGCATCTTGCTCAAAGCGGCCAGCTTGCGGTTGATGGTGGAGTTGCCGTTGCCAGCATCACGTAAAGCAACCACAAACTCCTCAATCTTCTGGGGTGTAATACTCTGCAAGCAACTGGATTCCCCGAAGTGTTCCAGGCAACATTTGGCGTTTCTAATTGCTCCCATCTCATTCTTTGATCCAGCCCAGTATCGGGCAACAACTCCGTCAAATGCGTCTTTAAGCGTCTTTTTTGTAGTCATTTTTTAAGTCCTCCTCGACTTTCCAATCTTTCGGCAAGTATTCAGCAACAGGTAAATGTTCACCAATAAAGGCGAAAATCTGGTTTGTTGCCTTGTTAATCAGTACCCAACCCCCTTCTGTGGGGCGAAGCACCGCCACTTTCTTACTATCACTCATTTTTTTGCTCCTTTCTTTGGTTCCACCTCAAGAACCGAAAAGCCCAGAATCAAAATAACCTTCTTGATTCGGCGGTTCAGTTCATTGTCTTCCCCATCCATTCGGACAAGGCGTTTGCGTTTGTACACTTTCCATTCAGAACGACCATCGGGACACTTCCAAAGCCCACCATCCCTAACAAGGGACAGGATTTTGATTGTCCACAACAAATCGGCAACTGCGGGTTTCCATTTAGTAGTTTCCATAAAAAATTTAGAAAAAATTTTTCTTGCTATACCCCCTCTTCTGTTTTTGGTTTTTCGCCTATTAGGGATTTCAATACCTCCCCTGTTGCTGGGCAGTCCCTCAAAGCAGAATCACGTAATCTTTTTGCAATCTCTCCTTTTCGTTTAAGGGTGTCCCCAACTTCTTGAACCAACATAGAACGAGCCGTAATTCTTCTCTTTGAAGAAAACCAAAGACCACCAGAATTGCGCTTCATAGTAATACCCCCAATAAAACAAGGACAAAGACCATCGCACAAGACCAGCCAAACAGGAAAGCACAAAGTTGTTCGTTGTTCACTTTTTTACCTCCTCGATCTCTTTTTCGATCTGTTTTCTAGCCTCTTCCTCATCGGCAACACGTTCAGCAAGGCGTTCAATGTCGTCCGCATCGTAATATTTGCCGTCAATCTCAACCAGCGCATCTTCCGAGCTAATATAATCGGCCACCCCGCACCGAAAATCGGTGGGAGAAAGCTTTTCAACAATCTCGGACGGCATATATGAGCTATAGCCAATTTTCACGGCTGGGTAGATTTCGTCCAACATATCCCGATAACGTTGCTCA